GAGTAATTAAACGTGATGGTCTTTCAAAAGCTAAGTATGTTCAGAAAAAATTTAAATCAGACGATAATTAAAGATTTTCTTTAAGATTTTTAAGTTTGAAATAAGTTAATTTGTCGTATTTTTCAGAAATTACTTTTGAAATAGTTTCATCTATCCTCGTTTGCATTGAAGAATCTACACTATCATTTTTCATTTCCGTTAATTTATTAACTACACCTTCTTTAAGAGTATTGTATTTTTCATTTAATGTTGAGTCATCCTCTGACAATAAAGAGATTAATTCTTTTTTGTCTGATTCATTTAAACCATCAATATAACTTTTAATAGTTTTGTTGGCAACACTAACCATTGTAGATAATGGTAAATCAATACCTTCAGTTTTTGTTACCGGTAATTTTTTAAGAGATTCCGAAATAATTTTTCTACTTTTAATTTTTGATTCAATTGTTAATACATCGCTCGAGAATAAAGTATCAATATCGGTATAGATACTTTCAACATTTTTATTTCCAACCCAAGCAACAATTTGATTAATGTCTGATTGTTTTATTTTGTTTACGGTATTCTCGTAAATTTTAATAGATTCATTGATATAATCATTACAATAAGATTCACTTAATGATTTTGGTGAACTTAGTTCATCGTATAAATAAAACAATTTACTTATATTTTTATTCTCAATAACAAGTTTCTTAAATGTTTTTAATTCGTTTTTAAATGTGTCGTTAGCGTATGATTCTAATAACACATTTTCTATTTTTGTTTTTAATAATCCGAAGTTTTTCATATCTAATTTTTATTATAAATATCTAGTCTTTTAGAAGTTTACTTAATTGAGATTCAATATCTCCTAAAGAATTTTTTCCTTTGGATAAATCTATAAACGATTCATCTTCTGTTAGAGTACTTTGTTCAATTAATATTTTTAGATTATCTCGTTTAAACGATTCAGGTGTTACACCGGCTTCACCACCTGGTTCAGGACCCGGAGGTGCCTCAGGTGCTCCACCCGGTTCAGGTGCTCCACCCGGTTCAGGGGCTCCTAAATCTTCCATTCCACCTCCTCCGAAGTCTCCTCCACCTCCAGATGGTGGTGGTGGTGATGATGATGGTGCCGCTCCACCGGCAGTTGCTGCGGATTCTGGATTACCATATAATTTATCAATGTTATCAAATATACCTGTATGAGTAATTATCGTTGCGGTATTTGTTAATTCTGCTCCTACAGCCATTTCAATTCTTTGTTGTTGTAAATCTAATTTAATATCTTCATCAGAAAACCCTAAAATATGTTTCTTAGCCCACGATACAGATACTGGAGCAATTCCCGCAATTGCCGCAACACCTTGTTGGTATAATGCAATTTTTTCTTTCCAAAGTTCAATTTTTAATAAATCCGCTTGTGACGATGGATTAGTTAATGCTAATGTAAAGTTGGATAACTCATCTTCAAATCCTAATAAAAATAAATGAATAATTGCTATTTTATTTAATTCCGCAACCATACATTTTTGTATTCTATTAATTGTTCTAGCAAACCTGATATCCATTAAAGATAAATTTTTTCCTCCACCGGCAGTTTCTTCAAAACCTAAAAATGCTTTAGGTACTCTAAGAGCTGTTAATAATTTTTTTTGAATATACTCAATATCGGCAATCTCAGACAAATTTTGCGCACCAGCTAAAGTTTCAATAGGCATAGTAGCCGCTGGGTCACGAACAGGAATAAAATAATCTTGGTCAACCGCCATTTGATTAAATCTCATATCCACGTTACCTGTTTTAGCATCAACAATTTGGTCACGTTTAAATTTGTTTGCAACTCGTTGTACGTATGCTTCGACATCTTTATCATCCATATTACCAACAAATATTTTAAAAACACGTCTTTCGGGAGCTCTAGATGTCCTATAAATCAACATTGCATCTTCAGATAATAATAATTGTTTCCAAATCCTTCTCGCTTTTTCTAACATAGATGTCCCATACGGAAGTTTTCTATCATCACCTAATAAACGGAAATGAGCAATCTCCCAAGAGTTGAACTCCATATCTTTTGCTTTCCATTTGAATCTTAAACCTTTATTTTCCGCCGGTTCTTCTACATTTGCGGACTTTGCCGCCATACCTCTCTCCAAACGTTCAATTTCAATATTTGGTAATTGCATACATCCAACAATTCCTTTATCCGAATCCAATTTTAAATAAACAAAATTATCACCATATTTACAAGTGTTTCTTGTCCACATAGTTAAATTTGTGTTTATATCCATAACATTATTAAACAAATCGGCCAGTATAGATTTTATTCTTTTTGATTCAGAATAAATTTGTAATATATATCCATTTTCATCAACCGTTGTTGATTCTTCACCATAAATGTCTAATGCTGCAGATATTTCCGGAGTATACTCCATACTTTCATAATCATAGAATGACGCTAAACGAGTTGGTTCATAATAAACCGCTTGTGTATATAAATTACTTTCAATCTTTGTCCATTGGTTGGATAAGTAGTAAGTTTGTTGAGCTTGTAATTTTTCTCTCTCATATTCCGCTTGAGAAGTTGTTTTTAATAACTCTTTTTTGTCCAACTTATATGTTGGGTAATCCTGATTTAATAACGAGTTTGGACCAAATGCTTGTGATAGCCTTTGCCAAACTGTTAAATCTGTATTTTGATTATTTTCCATATTTTAAATTTAAATATATTTTTCCTTATATAAATAGTTTACTTTAGTCTAATATGTCTTGTTGTTACTTATTATACACAACAATCAATGTCACTTTGTACCACATCAGCACTTTCATCACCACCAGTTAATATAATAGAGTTTTCTTGAGCACAAACATCACGAGAGGTTGGAAAAAAGGTTATTCCATCCCCTACACTAGTATTCACAGTAACACCCGAACAATTAACATATGAGAAATTTGTAATACCAATAAGTGGACCACTAGGGGGAACATATGTCACGGTATAACATATACAAGTTGTTGGTGGTGTTTCAGTCGGTGTTGGCGTTGGGGTTTTAGTTGGTGTTGGGGTTGGTGTCTTAGTTTTAGTAGGTGTATTTGTTGGAGTGTTAGTTGGCGTTAATGTATTAGTAGGTGTATTTGTTGGCGTTTTAGTTGGGGTAATGGTGTTAGTTGGAGTATTTGTCGGAGTTTTAGTTGGAGTTAATGTGTTAGTTGGCGTGTTAGTAGGTGTATTTGTTGGCGTTTTAGTTGGGGTTAATGTGTTAGTAGGTGTATTTGTTGGAGTGTTAGTTGGCGTTAATGTATTAGTAGGTGTATTTGTTGGAGTGTTAGTTGGAGTGTTAGTTGGCGTTAATGTATTAGTAGGTGTATTTGTTGGCGTTTTAGTTGGAGTTAATGTGTTTGTTGGAGTATTAGTTGGTGTGTTAGTTGGCGTTAATGTGTTAGTTGTCGTGTTAGTTAATGTTTGAGTAGGCGTATTTGTATTTGTTGGTGTTACAGTCATAGTTGGTGTTGAAGTCCTTGTTGGTGTTAGGGTATTAGTTGGGGTTTGGGTCTGAGTAGGTGTAGGAGTTCTAGTTTGAGTGTTTGTTACTGTTGGAGTATTAGTTGGGGTCATAGTCGGAGTTACCGTTGGGGTAATGGTGTTTGTTGGTGTTGGTGTAGGCGTTTCTGAAGTTGGAGTTACAGTTGGTGTGTTAGTTGGAGTCGGAGTTTGTGTTGGAGTTGGTGTAGGTGATAAACCAGGTGTAGGTGTTGGAGTTTGAGTGTTTGTTATTGTTGGAGTGTTTGTTGGGGTTTGTGTAGGTGTCTCTGTCGGAGTTTCCGTTGGTGTCATAGTCGGAGTTTCCGTTGGAGTTTCCGTTGGTGTTATTGTTGGCGTTACTGTTGGGGTTGAGGTTGGTGTATTAGTAGGTGTTCTAGTTGGGGTCGGTGTATTAGTAGGTGTTCTAGTTGGCGTAATGGTGTTAGTTGGAGTATTTGTATTTGTTGGGGTATTTGTATTAGTTGGAGTTACGGTTAAAGTTGGAGTATTTGTTGGAGTGTTAGTTGGCGTTAATGTATTAGTAGGTGTATTTGTTGGAGTGTTAGTTGGAGTGTTAGTTGGCGTTAATGTATTAGTAGGTGTATTTGTTGGAGTATTTGTATTTGTTGGGGTATTTGTATTTGTTGGGGTATTTGTATTTGTTACTGTATTAGTCGGAGTAACCGTTGAGGTTTGTGTTGGTGTTATAGTGTTTGTAGGTGTAACGGTATTTGTTGGAGTATTGGTTGGTGTTGGTGATAAACAAGG